AAGGTAAATTATTTATTGGTTGATTAAATTCTTCACCTAATGTTAAATGTGTTATAGAATTTGGTAAATTATTTATTGATTGATTAAAATACCTACTTAATGTCAAATGTATTATAGAATTTGGTAACCAATTTATTGGTTGATTAAAACAATCACCTAATGTTAAATGTTTTATTGAATTTGGTAAATTATTTATTGATTGATTAAATCTGTAACCTAATATTAAATGTTTTATTGAATTTGGTAAATTATTTATTGATTGATTAAAACACCAATTTAATGTTAAATATATTATTGAATTTGGTAAATCATTTATTGGTTGATTAAAACACCAACCTAATGTTAAATGTGTTAATGAATTTGATAAACAATTTATTGGTTGATTAAATTTTTCACCTAATATTAAATATTTTATTGAGTTTGGTAAATTATTTATTGGTTGATTAAAAGAAGCACCTAATATCAAATGTATTATTGAGTTTGGTAAATTATTTATTGGTTGATTAAATTTACTTTCTTCCCAAGAATAATTATAATCATGATTATAATTATTTTCTGTGTTTAAACATACTTCAATATTATCATAATTATTAAAATATATTGTGTCATATAATTTTATTACTTGAATTATTTTATTATCTAATATTTTATTAAAATCTGAATCAAAAATTATTATATTTTCTACTTCAAATGACATTTTATATAAATAAGTATATATTTCATAAATTTATTACAATATAAATTTATTTCAATTTTTTAGTTCTAATATTCTACTATTTTACATTATGGATACTCAACTCTTATTTTATTAATATTTTTACAATATATTTGTATTAAGAAAAGTATATAAGGTAAGATATATAATTTAAAATAATAAGTGCATTTAAAAACAATTTTATATATTAAGTATATAAGAAGACTTGTTATATATTAAGTATAATAAAAGACTAATAATAAATTAAGTATATTATAAGCCTTATATAAAATGCATTAAAAGAATAATAATAAATTAAGTATATAAAAAACCTTATATTAAAAAACTAATAAATATTTTTTTTATCTAAAATATTTAAATTTTAAATGCAAAAAAGAAAAATTATGAATATGTTTATAATATAATATTAAAGGTGATGAAAAAAACTATTTATTTCTACTACTTTTAATTTACACATCAATACTTTATATAATTAGATTAAAATAATTTGTAAATAATAGTGATAATAAATATTTAAATCCTAAAATTAATTGTGTTATTGAAATTTTTTGATTAATAATATTGGTCCTAAACTTACTATTAAAAATATAAAAAATAATATTAAAATTAAACAACTACTAATCAATTTATTAAATTAATAAATAATATATATATATTATAATGTAATTAATAAAATATCAATTAAAGAATATAAAAATGTTGATAAATGATAAAATATAAAAGAAGTAACACAAAAATTAATAATAAAAAAATAATAAATTATATAATTGAAGAAAAAGGAATAAAAAGTTATAATTCAATTGAGTATATATTTTCATTATTAAAAAAATAAATACATAAAAGCTCAAATAAATTATATAAGAAAAATAATAAATATAATAAATAATTTTAAAAAATATAGAAAAAAATTACTTAACAAAAACTAAATTATTTTAATTTTTAATTTTAATAAAATTTACAAATTTATATATAAATATTATAATATTAAGTATTATTTATATATTAAGAAATAATTTAATTAAATAGTAAAAACACTATTTTCTTTAATAAAATTGGGTGGAAAATTAAGCAATTCAACAGTAAATTTTAATTGATTTGATTTATTTAATTTATTATTTTTAACATCAGAAAAACAAACCATATTAACTAAAAATGTTCCAAGAGTATTTGTAATTTTTTCAATATAAGAATAAGTTTTAACATTAAAATTACAATAAATAAGTGAATATACATTAGTTGGAAAACCATATCTATTAAATGACAATATATTTAAACTAATTGTTTTATCATCATTAATATTAATTCTAACAGGTGAACTTTCTCCAATATTTTTTGTTGTAATTAAATATAATCCTGGATCTTGTTGAATATTACATTTAATATTTTTTGTTCCAGATGTTTTATCTGTAATAACTGGTGTTTCTTGACCACAAATTGTATTTGTTATAAGATTATCAACTTTATTAATATTTGTATTAGAATTAATTTCCATATCACCATAAATTAATATATTTGAATCATTTAAATATAAACTTGGAAGATATCCTGTTTGAATATTTTTAAGATATATTTGACCATTAATTTGAATTAGAGTAAAATCACTATTTTTCCCTAAAGGTATTGATGGATCTAATACATATTGTGAAGAAATTAAAACTAATCTATATGAATTATTTTGATTATGTGATGTTAATGGTTTAGATGAACATTTTTTATCATCTGCATAAACATCAATACAAGTTCCATTAATTGATTTTATACTGCAATTATTATCTAATTTTTCAATTGATAAATAAAAATAATTAGGTTCTGTTCCAGTTCCAGTTTGAATATTAAAATTTTTACCTTTAATATAAGGTGGCATCATTGGTAAATTAACTCTTAATTTAAAAATTCCTTCAATTAATAAATTATTAATATCAATTGAATTTTTAATAGATAATACTTTTCCTCCACCAACTATAGGTTTTAAATTTATAGATTCGCTTTCCATTTGAGTATCCAATGCAGATAATGATTTAGTTTTTGGTTTTGCTTCAGTAACAGAAAGTCCATATTCATTATTTATTTTTTCTATTTGAGGATTTGAAGAAAATATTTTTTTTGCATTTGTACACCAATTATTTTGTTCTTTATTAATTGTATTTTCTGAACATATTACAGGATTTTCAGGTGTTATTGGATTTGTTATTTTTGTTTTACATATATTTTCAGTATTTGCAAAGCAATTTTTACCATCCATACTCATACATAAAATATTGCCATTAGACATTTTTACTGGAATCCATTTATCACCTTCTTGCAAACAATTCCAATTTTCACTTTTAACAGTAGATTCAATAATAGGTAAATTAAATTGTTTTCCTGCATAATTATTTACCAATATATCTAATATTGAATTTATAGAAAATGGAAAATATAAATATAAATCAGGATCATTAGAATTTATTAAACTATTATAAAGAGCATTAACTTCAAGATTTGATAATTCTTTTTGATACATTACAAAATTAGCAATTGAACCATTAAAATTAGGATCTGAATTCCAATTAGATTTTCCAATATAACAATTATTTCTTTGTATATTAATTGGATAATTTCCAGTTTTATTCCAAACCATTTGTCCATTTAAATAAATAATCCAATTTGAAATATTTGCAATTGGTTTAGTTATTATCCAAACAATATGATTCCATTCATTATTATTTATATTTGTTGTTAAATTTGTTTGATCACCACTTATATTTGTAATATAAATATTTGCATTAATCATACCATTTGTAATACCTAATACAATATTATCAGATTCAGGACCATTTGCAAAATCAAAAATTCTTGTTAAATCAGAATTATTATTTGATTTAAACCAACAACCAAATGATAATCCATTCATTCCTGTAATTATATTACCCATATTAACATATTGAGATGGACTTGCATTTAAAGTTAAACATCCCCAAGGAAAATATTTATCAATAACTGCAACTAATCCAGCTTGTGATAAAGTAGATATTGTAATTTTATTTATTGGAATTGGAATAAATTTCCATGTAGAATCTGTATGAAATAATAAATTTGGAGTACTTGTAGATGTAAAAGCAGATACTAATAAACCTCCTGGACCTCCATCATTTTTAACTTTGAATTCAAATAAATTTGAACCAGGTTCAATAATAAAATTTACTTTTTTCCAATCACCATTCCATCCATTAACAATATTTTCTGCAAGTTGTTTATTATTTAAAAAAACACTACAAGAATTATCAATAATAATATTTAATATACCATTAATTTTATTTTTTGTTGGATTTATATAAACATATTGAATTGTTATAGGAATTTGATTTTCAAGTGCATTAAAATTTGACATTGGAGAATACCAAATCCATTGAGCACTTTTATCTGGAAAATCTGCAAAACCCCATGGAGCAATTCCATAATTTCCTATATTATAAACAAAAACTGATGTATTAGCATATGTAAATTCCATATTTATTTCTTTATTTGATTTTTGTATAGATTCAGATGAATTTAAATTATTATTCATATTAAATTGTATTTATATAATTAATAAATACAAAATTATTTTATAATTTAATTGAGAATTAATTACTATTAACATGTAATCAAATTAGCAATATTTATAATAGAAAATATTAAAATTATAATAAAAATATAAATTAGTAAATAATTATTTGTTAAATTATCAATAAAATTATTTATCATTTTATAATAAAAATATATTAAAATAAATTATATATTTTATTCTGGTAAAAAATAATTATTATAATAAAAAGGATAAAATGGATAATATGGATATATAATACTTGCAGGATAATATGTTCTCCATGGAGCATAAACAGGAACTACAACATCAGGATAATTATTACATGTATTATTATTAGAATTATTTACATTTAAATTTATTGGATTTGGTTTTAATTTTATTTTAACTTGTTCAAAATTTTCATTTATAATTGGAAATATTTTTAAACATAATATTAATATAACAAATAATATAATTATTCTGTATATTTTAGTTATCATTTATATATAATACTGTCTGATATAAAATTTTTAAATATACAAAATTTATATAAATTAATGATAATTACTGTATGTATAAATAATTTATATAAGTATTTATATTGTAATTTTAAAGAATTTATTTATTATATTCATAATAAAGCAAATTATGAAATATATCCTTATTCTAATAAAAATGATTTTATTACACCTTTTTCACTGAATAATTAGATAGTTATTTAACTATTTTTATTTATAAAATCATTAACTTGTATAAATAAATAACTAAAATATTTTTTAATATGTTCATTTTTAATCCAATATATTTGCATTAAGAAAAGTATATAAGGTAAGATATATAATTTAAAATAATAAGTACATTTAAAAACAATTTTATATATTAAGTATATAAGATAAATAATTATAAAAAATATTATAAATAATATTTTTTAACCTTATAAATAGAAAAAAATAAAAATATTTAAATGTAAAAATAAAAATTAAAAAAGAATAATGGCTTTATTGTAAAAAATAAATTTATTTTAAATAACAAATATAATTATACTTATTATTATAATATTTACCTTTGACAGTATTACTTTTTTAAACATTAAAAAAGT